CGTTGATGGAGACAATTTACTTACGATTGGTTTTTATGGTCTCAAAAACCATTTCTACAAAGGAAAACATATTGGAGCAATATACCATTTTGTTAATACTCTTAGAAGATCATTTGAGACGTACCATTTAGACAAAATCGTAGTATTTTGGGATGGAGAAAATGGTTCTGACTCAAGAAAGAAGTTCTATTCTCAATACAAAGAGAATAGAAGGTCTAGATTAAGAAGTGATGAAGAAATTAATTCATACCAATATCAAAAGCAACGAGTAAAACAGTATTTAGAAGAAGTCTTTGTTAGACAAGGAGAATTCGAATTTTGTGAGGCGGACGATTGTATTGCATTCTACACTCAAAATTCCCCAACTGAAAACAAAACAATTTATTCTGGAGACGGAGATTTAACACAACTAGTTTCTGAACAAACCCAAATTTACAACCCCTCACATCAAAAAGTATATAAGAAAAACGACACCATAGTTTACAATCACGAAGAAATTCTAATTGAAAATGTAATCTTGGTTAAGATGTTGTGCGGTGACCCATCAGACAATATTGCGGGAATTAAGAATATGGGTATTAAAAGACTTATAACTCTTTTTCCTCAAATTAAAAACGAACCTCTTACTATTGAAGATATTAGAGATAAAACTAATGTTCTGTTTGAAGAAGATAAGGATAATTGGTTAATCAAAAATCTTCTAACAGGTGTAACAAAACACGGTGTATTTGGTGAGGAGTTCTATGAGGTAAATAAAAAGATAGTTAGCTTGGATGAACCGTTTTTAACTGATGACGCGAGAGAGACAATTATGTCACTTATAAATGAAAATTTGGACCCAGAAGGAAGGTCTTATAAAAATACTATGAAAATGATGATGGAGGATGGACTATTTCAACTGTTACCCAAATCAGATGATGCTTGGATAAAATTCTTCAACCCATTTCTTAGATTAACAAGAAAAGAAAAAAATAAAAGGACGATAAAAATTAAAAACAATTATGAGTAACTATCAACAAGAAATCACAAAATTTGAATTTTTGCTTAGCTTAGGTGGAAACATCGTATGTCAGAGATTCTTCAACGTAAAAGACCACGTTGAGCAAGCGCGTAGATCGATGGATCTTCACTATTATGTAAAAAATATTTGTGAAGAAATAAGTGAAGATTTGAAAATGAAAACTTCCGACTATCTATGTGAAAATCAAAATTATTTCCTCAATTCAGAGTTTGTGGAAGATGAGAATGAGAAGGAAAGAGAACACTTTTTATTGGAAATTAAACTTGGAGACGACGTATTTATTTCTAGAATATTTCCCGCATATTTCTTTCATCCGAAGGTTAGATATACGGTTGACATTCGTCCAAAACTAAAAAGAGTTTTGTCAGATTTAACTGACATCTTGTCTTCAGAAGAATTGGAAACAGTATATTTGCAATATCAACTTTAATAAACTTATATCATAAATTATGCAGCAGGAGAAAAATTTCGGGTTTCTTGGATTTTCCTTTCAACAATCACTCATCAGGTCGGTTATTGAAGACAAAAAATTTGGAGAAACAATCATAGACTTTCTAGACAGTAAGTATTTTGACAACAATTCATTTAGATACATTGTAGAAAATATCAAAGAATTATACGTTACGTATAACAAACTACCAGATTACCATACTCTATCACAGAAAATAATGACAGAGTCAGGTACAAAGGATACAAACAGAGTACATTTAGATACTTTACAAAATATCAAAGATGATTCCAACGATACGTCATTTGTTAGGGATACCGCTCTTAATTTTTGTAAACAACAAAATTTAAAAAAGGAACTTAAAAACGTTCATAATATCATCGAAAGTGGTGAGTTTGAATCGTATAATAAGATTGAGGAAATCATTAAAAAGGCATTACAAGTTGGTATTAATGATGACCAAGCGGTTGATGTATTCCATAACATTGACCAAGCTTTGGAAGATAATTTTAGACTACCAATACCAACAGGAATAGCGGGTATTGACCAATTATTAAAAGGTGGGTTAGGTCGTGGAGAATTGGGTGTTGTATTGGCTCCAACAGGTACGGGTAAGACAACCTTACTTACTAAATTCGCGAACACAGCGTATAACCAAGGATTTAATGTTGTTCAAATTTTCTTTGAGGACAATCCTGGTAATATTAAAAGAAAACATTATACTATTTGGTCAGGTATTACTCCTGATGACCAACCCGCAAATGCGGAAGAAGTTAAAAGATTAGTTAAAGAGGCTGAAGAGAGATCATCAGGATCGTTAAAATTAATGAAATTTCCATCGGATAGTGTAACTGTTTCTCAAATAAAAAATATCGTTAGAAAAATGAAATCTGACGGACTTAAATTAGATTTGTTACTTATCGATTACGTTGATTGTATTTCAACCGATAAGAGTTTGAATGGAGAAGAATGGAAAGGTGAAGGTTCGGTTATGAGATCTTTAGAATCAATGACAAGCGAATTCGATATTGCTCTATGGACCGCTACACAGGGGAATAGAGAGTCAATTTCGTCAGAAGTAGTAACAGGTGACCAAATGGGTGGATCCATTAAGAAGGCTCAAATTGCTCACGTTATTTTGTCAATAGGTAAGACCTTAGAACAGAAAGAACAAAATCTTGCAACACTATCACTTTTAAAATCCCGTATTGGTAAAGATGGTGTTGTATTTAGTAACTGTAAATTCAATAATGAATATCTTGTTATTGATACAGAATCACAAAGTACCTTACTTGGTATGGAACAACAAAAAACTCAAAATAACGCAAACAGAGCCGCGGAAGCGTTCAAGAAGAGACAAGAATTACTTAACAATAATAAATAAACAAAATATGACCGAGAGAATCTTACAAGACAACCCAGGACGGTTTGTCCTTTTTCCAATTGAACATCACGATTTATGGAAATTTTATAAACAATCTGAAGCTTCCTTTTGGACTGCTGAGGAAATTGATTTAGGTCAAGATGTCACAGATTGGGAGAATAAATTAAATGAGGATGAAAAACATTTTGTTAAACACGTATTAGCATTTTTTGCTGCGTCTGATGGAATCGTAAATGAAAACTTAGCCATTAATTTTGTTAATGAAGTTCAATATACTGAAGCTAAATTTTTCTACGGATTTCAAATAATGATGGAAAACATTCACAGTGAAACCTATTCTTTGTTAATTGACACATTAGTCAAAGATAAAGAAGAACAACATTACCTGTTCAATGCGGTTGACACAATTCCAGCGGTTAAGAAAAAAGCGGAATGGGCACTTAAATGGATTAATTCAGAATCCTTTGTTGAAAGATTATTAGCTTTTGCTGCGGTAGAAGGTATTTTCTTTTCAGGATCATTTTGTTCCATTTTTTGGTTAAAGAAAAGAGGTTTACTACCTGGATTAACATTTTCAAATGAATTAATTTCAAGAGACGAAGGTATGCATTGTGATTTTGCTTGTCACATTTACAATAACCATATTGAAAATAAGTTAAGTGAAAAGAAAGTAAAAGAAATTATTTGTGGAGCGTTAGAAATTGAGAAAGAATTTATCTTAGAAGCTTTACCTGTTCGTTTAATTGGTATGAATTCAGACTTAATGTCTCAATACCTTGAATTTGTTACTGATAGATTATTAATGTCTTTGGGTTGTTCTAAAGTTTACAATTCAGAAAATCCATTTGATTTTATGCAGAATATCGCATTACAAGGTAAAACTAATTTCTTCGAGAAAAGAGTTGCCGAATATCAAAAGGCGGGAGTTAATAATGTTGCAACCGAAGATTTAGAATCCGCGTTTGACGAGGATATGGACTTCTAAAAATAGTATAAAGATGAAAGTAAAAAAAAGAGATGGATCCCTAGAGGAAATGAGATACGATAAAATAACACGTAGAATAAGTGTTTTCTGTAGTGATTTAAATTTAGAGTACATTGACCCAACGTTTGTTACATTAAAAGTAACACAAGGAATATATGATGGAATTTCAACAACAGAATTAGATGTGTTAGCTGCAGAGACTGCGGCGGCAATGGTTACCACTCATCCTGATTACTCTAAATTATCAGGTCGATTAGCGGTATCTAATTTACATAAGACAACACACAAAAAGTTTTCTCAATGTATTAAAGAATTATATTCTTTTGTTGAACCAAAAACTGGTAAAGAATCTTCATTAATTGATGAGGGTGTTTACAAATTTGTAATGGAAAACAGAGAATCTTTAGATGGCGCAATTCATCAAGAAAGAGATTTGGAGTTTGATTACTTCGGATATAAAACATTGGAACGTTCTTACCTTTTAAAGATTGGAGACAGAGTAGTTGAAAGACCACAATATCTGTATATGAGAGTTGCCGTTGGTATCTGTAAAGGTAATTTAGATATGGCATTAAGAATTTATGACGACTTATCTCAACACTTCTATACTCACGCAACCCCAACATTATTTAATGCGGGCACACGTAGAGCTCAAATGTCATCTTGTTTCTTAATTGGTAACAAGGGCGATGATATTGATGGTCTATTCGATACGATTAAAGATGTTGCCAAAATTTCTAAATGGGCGGGAGGTATTGGACTTCACGTTCACGATGTTCGTGCTAAAGGTTCTTACATTAAAGGAACAGGTGGACAATCAGACGGTTTACTACCAATGATGAAAACTTATAATGAAGTTGCTCGTTGGATTAATCAAGGAGGAAAACGTAAAGGTTCTTTTGCTGTTTATCTTGAACCTTGGCATTCAGACATTTTTGAATTTATTGATTTAAGAAAGAATCACGGTAAAGAAGAAATGAGAGCAAGAGATTTATTCTTGGCAATGTGGACTCCAGATTTATTTATGCAGAGAGTTGAACAAGATGGCGATTGGTCTTTATTTTCACCAGACGAAGCTCCAGGATTATCGGATGTATACGATTCACCAGAAGATAAGACATTTACTCGTTTGTTTGAACAATACGAAAAAGAAGGAAGGGCAAGAAAAGTTATCAAAGCGAGAAAGTTAATGGATGCAATCCTTACTGCTCAAATTGAAACAGGAACACCTTATATGTTATATAAGGATCCAGCTAACTACAAATCAAATCAAAAGAATTTAGGTACAATTAAATCTTCAAATTTATGTACTGAAATTATTGAATATAGTTCACCAACAGAACAAGCAGTTTGTAATTTAGCATCAATAGCTTTACCAAAATATATTATTAATGGTGAGTTTAATCACGATTTATTATATGAGTACACATATCAAGTTGTTAAGAATTTAAACAATGTAATTGATTTAAATTACTACCCAACAGAAGAAACCAAACGTTCAAACTTTAAACATCGTCCAGTTGGACTTGGTGTTCAAGGATTAGCAGATGTGTTCTGTATGTTAGGTTTACCATTTGAAAGTGAAGATGCTGATAAATTACAAACAGATATTTTCGAAACAATATATTTTGCGTCGATGACATCCTCTAAAGATTTATCTAAAGAGTTTGGTCCATATGAATCAATTGCGGGTTCACCAATCGAAAAGGGAATATTCCAATTTGAAATGTGGGGTAAAAAAGATAAAGATTTATCTGGTCGTTGGGATTGGAAATCTTTAAGAAAAGAGGTGGTAAACTATGGTGTTAGAAATTCATTATTAGTTGCTCCAATGCCAACAGCATCTACCGCACAAATTTTAGGTAACAACGAAGCGTTTGAACCATTTACAACCAACCTATATTCTCGTAGAACCTTAAGTGGTGAATTTATTATGATTAATAAACATTTGGTTAATGATTTATTAAAATTAGGACTATGGAGTGATACCATTAAGAATAAGTTGGTTATGGAGAATGGATCCGTTCAAAATATTCCTGAAATTCCTACGGAAATGAAGGAGGTTTATAAAACAGTTTGGGAAATGTCTCAAAAACGTGTTTTACAAATGGCGGCAAATAGAAGTATATTTATTGATCAATCACAATCTTTAAACCTATTTGTTGATAATGCAACTAAACCTAAATTATTAGCCGCCCATCTATTTGGTTGGAAATTAGGGTTAAAAACGGGTATGTATTATTTGAGAACAAGAGCGGCGGTAGACGCAATTAAAGGTTTAGGGGTTGACACATCAACATCAAAACCAATTGAAAAAACGTCATCAATAAACAATGTGGATGTGCCAACTAACAATACATTAATTAGTGAAAGAACACCTGAAGTCGTAATGACATCAGAAAGACCAACAGACTCACCATTCGAATGTGAGGGATGTGGTTCATAA